GACGTATGTTAGTAGAGGGGCATGACTTTCATGTAGGAGATACGGTAGTTATAGGTTCTGATACATTTAAAGTAATCAATATTAGTGAAATAAGACCAAATGGCAGTGATGTCATTGCGGCCAACTTGCAGGTACGTAAGTAATGGCACGTAAGGGATTTGATAGTGTAAAGGAAACGCTAAATATATATAAAGGATTACCAGTTAAGGTACTTAGCAAAACAGCAAAACAAATTGGCTTAGAGATAGTTGATATATCACCAGTAGGCAATCCTGCATTATGGAAGAACCCTGCGCCTAAAAATTATAAAGCAGGACACTTTGTTAAGAACTGGCAAGCAACTATAGGTAGCCCTGCAACAACTGAACTATCAGGACAAGATAAAGGTAAACGAAGAACTAAACGTGCAGTAAAGAATGTGGCTAAGAAATGGAACGGCGAAACCAGTTTTTATTTACGTAATAATACACCATATGCAACTGCATTAGAAAATGGTCATTCACAGATACAAGCACCAAGAGGCATGGTTAGAATAACTGCTACTAAGTACAGTGCTATACTTAATCAATCAATGGCTGAAGCTAGGAAAGAAGCAGGGTTATGAGTACGTTTTTTAACGATATGCAAGCCGCATTAGATACACAACTTAGCACATTATCAGGTGGGTATGACATTGCTTGGCCAAATATAACTTATAAACCAGTAACAAATACTACATATCTCAGGCCAAACTTTATACCTGCTGATACATTACAGGTTACGCTAGGTGCTAATGGTAAAGATGAAACACAAGGAATATACCAAATAGATATTGTTAGTCCAAGGGGTAGTGGCAGAACAACATTAACGGATAATGTAGCAGATCACTTTAAGCGTGGTACAGTGCTAACTTATAACAATTTGAAATTGCGAGTAAGGTCGGTTAGTATCGCACCTGCAATAAACGACGGGGCATGGTTTTTCGTTCCTGTTTCCGTAAACATTAACGCATACACAGGAGCAAGAGTATGACTATAGCAAACGGAGCACAACATAGCATTGCCTATATTGCGGAAACGACATATGGCACAACCCCATCAACACCTTCATTTAAACCTTTTGCCAATACAGGAACAACACTTGGTATTAGTAAAGATGGCATAGAGAGCGAAAAGCTTAGAGGTGACAGACAAGTAGAAGATTTTAGACATGGTAATAAGTCAGTCGGTGGCGATGTATCAGCAGAACTAGAATACGAAGCCTTTGATGACATCTTAGAAGCAGTATTATGCGGAACATGGGCAACTAACGTGCTTAAAGCAGGTACAACACGACGTTCATTTACTATAGAACGTAAGTTTGCAGACTTAACTGCACCAGAGTGGCACAGAAATACAGGTTGTGAGTTTAACTCATTAAGCTTATCTGTATCACCTAATGCAATGGTAGAGGCAACCTTTGGTGTTGTAGGTAAAAACCTATCTATCGGTACAGCCGCGATTACAGGTTCATCTTATGCCGCAGATAGCACAAACAAGCCATTCGATAGTTTTACAGGTTCAATACAAGAAGGTGGTTCAGCAATCGCAACGGTCACTTCTATTGAAATGAGCCTAGAGAACGGCATAGAGCCATTATTTGCAGTTGGTAGCCAAACTACACAACGCCCGTCAATCGGTAAGTCACGACTAACTGGTACGCTTACAACTTACTTTGAGGACAAAACCTTATATGAGAAGTTCTTAAACGAAACTGAGTCAAGCATACAATTAGTGCTTACAGATTTAGATGGTAACTCTTATACAATCGATTTGCCAAGGGTTAAGTACAATAGTGGTCAGCCAGATGTATCAGGTGAAGGTGCTATTACAATCGGTATGGAATTTGTAGCGTTATATGACACTACAGATACTTCACAGATTAAAATAACAAGGGCTGATGCGTAATGGAGTTTAACAAACTAGCGACAGCAAAACATCACGATAACGGGGCTGAGTGTAATATACTCGACCCCGTAAGTGGTGAGCCAACAGACTTCTTTATTAAAATATGCGGTGCGGATTCAAAGGTATGGCGTAAAGAGAAGAAGATGCAAACTCGTAAGTTATTAAATGTAAGATCGCAAAGCGAAGAACCAGACTTTGACTACGAGAAAGCAGGTATAGACTTTGAGGCTATGGATATAGAAGCATTAGTAAATGCAACTATTGATTGGCGTGGTTTGTCAGATAATGGCAAAGAAGTTAAATACAGTAAAGAAGTGGCGTATGAATTGTATGAAAATGCACCTAGCATTGTAAGGCAGTTAATTGAGTTCTTAGGTAATGGCGAAAATTTTACGAGCGACTAATTTATGACTTTGTATATTATGGCAGATGGGTAAGTTATATACACAAGAAGCCAAAAGGGTCAGAGGTTAGTCGTTTTGATACATATAAGCAGGTAGAGAAAAGCACAGGTAAGACACCAAAAGACTTACTCAATGCACCTACATTACGAGATGAATTAGTAGATTTATGGAAGTTATTTTGTGAATTACCAGAATACAGTTATAGTGAGCTAGAAGCATACGGAAGATTAACAGGAATTACATTAAGCCCTTGGGAAGTTGACGCAATAATAAAGTTAAACCGACACATGGGTGAGGAGTTAAGCAAATGGCCACCGAAAAATCATCGTTAGAGATTGAAGTCAAAGCTAAAGGTGTAAAAGATACTACAAAAAAGATAGATAACCTTAACAAAGAAATTAGCAAGACACCTAAAAAACAAAAAGCCGCAAAAAACGCTATTGATCAGACGACTAAAGCAACCGTACAATTACAGCAGGCAAGTGGTGGTGCGTTAAATGCCGCAGAGCGCATGAATAGAAGCGCAGGTAACATGGGGCAAAAAGCAGGACTTGCCGCTATACAAATCGAACAGTTAGTTGGACAGATAGCAGGTGGTCAAAACCCAATGCGTGCATTTGGTCAACAGTCAGCAGATATTGGCTTTGTCTTGGGTACGCCAATGTTAGGTGCGATTATAGGTGTATCTTCTGCACTTACATCACTTCTTATACCCGTATTACTAGATACAGGAAAAACCACAGAAGAACTCATAACTAGTAGCGAAGAACTATCAAGTGCTTTTAGCCTGAACAAAATAGGTGTAGCAGAATACTCAACATCACTTATTGAGCTACACAAGCAAATGAAGCCAATAGCAGAGGCACAAGCACAAATAGCAAAATTAAATGCTTTTGAAATAACAAGTGATGGCACAGAAAAGTTAATTAAATTAACAAAAAAGCTAACAGTTACAAACAAACAAACAACATCTATATTAGGTAGATTTGGTGTAAAAGATGCAGAAACACTAGCAAAATTAGATGACCATATATTAGCATTACAAACAGGAACAAAGGGAGCCGAACTATCATTAGTAAGTTATCTAAAAGAAATAGCCTCTACAGAAAAAGTTACACCCAAATTTACAAAGCTATTTGAAGAAATAGTACAACTTGCTAAAGCAACTGAAACTGCAAATAGAATACTTGCTGTTACAAATAAACTGGAAGATGCAAAGCCAGAAGGTGAAGATAAAGTAGTAACGGTAACTAAAGAAAAAATAGACCTTTTTGCTAAGAGGCTAAACCAATTAAAGGTAGAAAACGCATTATTACATAATAATCAAGACCTAGCATTACAACTTAGTACGACATTCAATGCATCACAGCGCGAGCAAATAATAGCTCTAATGAAACTTAATGACGAGAAAAGAGAAGAACTAAAGATAGAAGCTGATAAAGATAAGCTAGTACAACAAGCCGCCAAAAGACGTAAAAGCGAAAATATAAAACTATTAGATGAACTCAAAAAGTCTAGTATGACGCAAACAGAATTATTGACTGCTGAATACACTAGACGCTTAGAAGCAATTAATGAGTTGCAAGATGCAGAAGTAATTAGTGTCTTTATAGCTACGAGGCGTAAGCTTGAAGCTGAACAAATATACAGCGCGGCACTTTTAAAAATGCGAACAGAGGCGGCATTAAAAATAGAACAAGCCATAGCAGAAATTGAAGCACGATCAGGTAATTCAAATGAAGATAAATTAAATGCCAACCAACTATATTGGACTGAATGGCTAAAGCAATCTACTGAGGCAATGATTAGCTTTAATGATATAACAGGCGCAGGCATAAATACATTCGAGCAAGGATTTAGTAGAGCCTTTGAGAATATAATTATGGATGGTCAAGGTATTAAAGGTGCTATTAGCGGTGTATTTGAAGCTATGGCGCGTGACCAACTATCGGCATTAGGTCAAATGGCGGCACAAAGACTACAGCATTTCGTAGTTGGACAAGCACTTGAAAAAACGGCGGCGGCAACTAGCCAAGCTAACATAATTGCAAATGCGGCAACAGGACAAGCGGCAGGTGCAGTACAAGCGGCAGGTTCGGCGGCGGCAATCCCATTAATAGGTTGGAAAATAGCACCATTAGCGGCGGCGGCCTTTATAGGTGCTACAGCAGGTTACTTAGCTAGTGTAAAAAGTAAAAGTAAGGGTGGCACTGCAGGTCGTGCATTAGGTGGACAGGTACGCGGTGGTGAGAGCTACTTAGTTGGTGAGCGTGGGCCAGAGATGCTTACAATGCCAAGCAATAGAATGGGTAGAATAACACCTAATAGTTCAATGGGTGGTGGTCAGCTAAATGTTACTGTAGAGAATTATGGTAGTTCTAACATAAGCGTACAGAAAATAAGCGAAACAGATGTGCGTATCATTGCCAGAGAAGTAGCAACACAAACAGTACAGCGCGAAGCACCTAGAGTTATAGCATCAGACATATCTAATCCGAACGGTAGGGTAAGTAAAACACTAGCTAATAATACAAATACACAACGTAGGCGTTAAGTCATGACTAAGTTTGCTATTGCACCCGACAGCGCAAGTTATAGTTTTACAGAGCGTGCAGAAACTATAGGCGCAGTCTTACAAGGCGGCCTTGGTAAGTATAGACAAACAGTAAAAAACCCAAGTGTAATAGTACAGGTACAGTGGACATATGATGCAGGTGGTTACAACTACTTTAAAGCATTTTATGCAACTTATACTAAAAGTGGTTCGTTGCCTTTTGAGATTGATCTAGCCATAGATGGTACAGCACTAGAAGAATATACAGCATACTTCCTTGATGACAGCATAAGCACAAGTGCAGTAAGTGGTACAGATTATGTTGTAAGAGCTAGTTTAGAGTTAAAATCTAAGCCATTAACAGCATCAGGAACGCCTAGCACACCTTACAAGCTTAATTATATACCTAACCAAGCCTCTTATAGCATAGATACACGACAAGAGACAATAGCAATACCTTTAGAGGGTGGTACAAGTAGATACAGGAAAGATATTATTGATGCAGGTACTATTGCAAATGTTAGTTGGATATTAAATACAACTGAATATGCAGACTTTAGAGAGTTTTATAAGCTTACTACAAGTGCAGGGACAACAAGCTTTAAGATTGACTTAGCTATAAATTATGGGACATTAGAAGAATATGACGCACGCATAATACCAGATAGCTTATCGACATCAAGATATGCAGATGGCTTCTTTAACGTACAAGCTCAATTAGAATTAAATGCTAAAGCAAGAGATACAGATGCCGATTTAATTGCATTGGTTTTATATCCTGAGTACGGCGAAAACTATGCAACCTTGTTCCCACCAGATGAAAATGATATAGATATAATAATAAACACCGACTTTCCGAGTTATCTAAATGTCTGATTATACCGAATTTTACTTAAACAGTGATAGCAATATAGTACAGCTAGAGACTATAGAACTATCGCATAGTGACTTCACACAGACTTACAGAGTAGTAAGAAATGCAACTAATGGCATAACAGCAACCACAGAGACAGGTTCAAGTGTTGCTTTTACATACTACCCATTAGCTATTGATGCAGGTGAAACGAGAGAGAACCTAGATCAGTCGTTCACAATTACATTAGGTGACTTAGGTGAGATATTACCTGCTGAATTAGATGCAGTAGCAACGGCTGATGGATTTAATGAGAAACCAGTATTAATTTATCGCACATATAGGTCAGACGTACTAACAGCACCCCTATATGTTGTGACACTTGAAGTAGAGAGCTTTACATTTAATGAGCAAGGCGCAGTCTTTGAAGCAAAAGCACCAAGTTTAAATATTAACAAAACAGGTGAAACATATACCTTTGCACGTTTTCCGATGTTGCGTGGGTTCTTATAATGCGTGATGAACTTTATCATAAATCTTATGACAAGAATAACTACAACTGCGCACACTTTGCACGAGATGTATATTTAGCAGAAACAGGTAAAGATATTGGTGACACATTGTCAGGATTTCTATTGCCACCAAGCAAACGTGTAGTGCAAATGCATAAGCGTTATAGATTGACAAGGTTAGATAGACCAGTAAGCCCTTGCCTAGTTATTATGTTAGGTAATAAGATTGAGCCACATGTAGGTGTATTTGTGCGTGATAAGCTGATACATATAACTAAACGAGGTGTTGAGTTTGTTTCATTAGCATATGCAACATATGGTTTTACTAAGTTGGGTTATTACAAATGTTAAAGCAAGTTATTATAGCAGAGAACGCATTAGACCCATTAACATGGACGACACATTATACTAGCAATGTCACAGACTTGCTTATGGAGCGTTATGACAGATTTCCGTCAACAGCACGTATATTTCGCAATGCAGTTAGTTTAGACAATGACGTTACACCTAACAATCAGCAACAGATAG